GAAAGACGCACGGATGGCATCACTAGAAGCCAACGCCAACATCATTAAGGCGGTGCAATGGGTTTCCACATTGGATGGCCGCACCAGCGAAATTTGCATGGCACGTTCGGGCAAGACATGGAGTTACCCCGACTTCAAACCCATAGGTCACAAAATCCCGTGGAACGGTGGCCCACCCGCACATTGGAATTGCCGAAGCAGCTTCATACCCATCACGAAGTCATTTGAAGAACTGACGGGTGGCAAGATCAAAGACAAGGTTGAGCCAGCGACCCGTGCAAGCATGGATGGCTATGTTGCTGCCGACCTGACGTTCGATCAATTTCTGAAGAACAAACCACCTGAATTTGCAGACAAGATGCTTGGCAAAGGCCGTGCAGAACTTTGGCGCAGCGGAAAGATTACGTTAAACCAGTTGCTTGATCAGCGTGGGAACCCACTGACTTTGGCGCAGTTGCGTAGCCAATATGGTTCGGCGATTGCCCCTGCATCTATTGATGCAAACCCATTTGATTTAACGCTTGATGCAGGAAAATGGCATAATGCGGCATTCAAAGATGCCAGCAGGATTAAAGCCAAGCAGGTCGCGGCAACAATTCAAGATATTGATGTCATAACAAATGTTCCTTCAGGAACCGCCAGTGCTTTTAGTGGGAAAAAAATTAAAATAAGCGCGGCAAGTTATCCGATAGACAGCTTAAGTGGTCAGGATACATGGCGGCATGAATTTGGGCATATTTTAGATTATAGGTCTGGAACAAAGAGAATTTCTATTGAGCCGTCCAATCCAGAGTTGGGATTAAAGCTTGGTAAAAAAATCAGTTTGTATCGAAGCGATGCTGATGATTTTGTAAGCGCAAGAAAAATTGATGCTAAAAAACTGGTTGCAAATTCTCCAAATGCAAGCATCGGAATGCGCCAATCGCTCAAACAAAAATATCAAGAAGCTAGTGATGCAGCAGAAAATTATAGCGCGACGCAAATTCGCTCAATGGTTTCAAATGCAAATATAAACGTTAGCAAATTTGAAGATGCCATTCGTGACACAACCTTATTTTTTGAAAATGGCGGGTATGATGTAGCTGGCACAAGGTCGCGTATCGCGAGGGCTATATCCGCATATGAAAAGCGCGATATGGAAACGTTTATCAATGAAATGGCATGGCATCAAACTGGCATCTCCAACGCAAAGCTTATTTCTCAAAAATCTGAAATTTGGTCTTTGTTTTCAGATGCCGCTGGTTCGATGACAAATAACAAGGTCGCTGGCCTGTATAAATCCGTTGGGGGTCATACAAATGCTTATCTAAAGGAGCATGGCCTTAATAATGAATTGTATGCGAATTTATATGCAATTTATTCTCAACCCAATCCAGTATTTTGGGAAATGATAAAGCACTTCATGCCAGAGGTATCGAGCATTTTTGAAAAGGATATTGATATATGGTTGTTAATCAACAAGAAATAGATGTAGCACAGGCGTCATATTACGATACGTTCGGTGAATTGCCACCAATGCCATTTGGTATGCCTGATGACGCAATTATTTCTGCGATTGAAAACGCTATAAAATCGTCCACAAAAATAGGGCCTGACTTTGAATTTAATGAGCAATTTGAGGAAAATTTACGTTTTTAATGGCTGGTAAACCAATGACTTCGGCACAGTTAAAGCGGCTATAGTAATGTAGTGTTTACCGTGATATTAGAAAAGTTACGCCAAGGCTGTGCTGCGGCATAAACCGCCCCCGTGGGGCAACCAAGTCCAGAGGACAAACTTATGAGTGAAGAACGGATTGCAGAGTTAGAAGAAGCGATGGAGGCAATGAATGCCAAAAACGCTGAACTTTTAAGGGAAGTCAAAATTGCCAGAGCGAAAGCAAAGGGCGTGGAGATCGACCCAAACGATTTTATGGCGCTTCAAACTGAAAATGAAACGCTGAAGTCGCAACTCGAAAAGGTTGCAAAGGAAAACACGAAGACGATTGAACAGTTGCAAGCAAGCCTGACAGAAAAGGATGGTGCGCTTCAATCTTATCTGATCGACAACGGGTTAAACGATGCAATGCTAAAGGCTGGTATCAAACCTGAATTTATGACGGCAGCAAAGGCCATGCTGAAGTCGCAAACAAAGTTGATGGCAGACAATGGTCAATACTCCGCACTTATGGGTGATAAACCGCTGAATGAGGATGAGGCGATTGCTGAATGGGCCGCTGGTGATGAAGGCAAGCACTTCGTTTCCGCACCCGCGAACTCTGGTGGTGGAGCCACTGGTGGGAATGGCAATGGCACGACTGTAACACCCAAGGGTAACCTTGGTGGCGACAAGACGCAGCGGGTAAATGCAATTAAACAAATGTTCCCAAACCTCGCGTAATAAGGATTTAAGTTATGTCGCTTTCGCAAATGCAGGTATTCAATGAATACATCATGCCAGCAACCATCGAAACATTGGCACAGATGGTTGATAAGTTTAACACCGCATCGAATGGTGCAATCCGCCTGACCACAACTGGTTTTGACGGTGACTTTTTGCAGCAGAGCTTCTTTGCGGCAATCCATTCGGCACAGCGCCGTGTTGACCGCTATGCTTCGCAAGCATCGGCTACCGCAACTGACCTGACGCAACTTCAAGCAAATGGTGTAAAGGTTGCTGGTGGTTTTGGCCCAATCCGCTTTGAGCCTTCGCAGCTTACATGGTTGCAGAAGCCAACGACTGAAGGCATCGAAGTCGCATCGCGCAACTTTGCTGAAGCATTGCTTGCTGATCAGTTGAACACTGCAATCGCTGCATTGTCCGCCGCAATCGCCAACCAAGGCGCTGCAACCACCAATGACGTTTCGGCATCGGCTGGTATCAGCTATGCCGCAATGAACACTGCACACGCACTGTTCGGTGACAGCAGCCAAGCAATCGTTGCTAACGTCATGAACGGCACTGCTTATCACAAGCTGATTTCGCAGAACATCACGAACGCTGGTCAGCTTTTCGTGGCGCAGAACGTGCAGGTCGTTGACATCTTGGGCCGTCCGGTCATCGTAACTGATGCCCCTGCCCTTTATGTTGCTGGCACACCAAACAAGCTGCGTGTTCTTGGCCTCGTTGACGGCGCTGCTGTTGTTTATGATGGCGGTGACGTTATCAGCAACATCCAGACCAACAACGGTCAGACCCGCATCGAAACCACGATGCAAGTCGATTACACCTTCGGCGTTGCCCTTAAGGGTTATAGCTGGGATGTAGCAAACGGTGGCAAGTCGCCAACGGATGCTGAACTTGCAACTGGTTCCAACTGGGACAAGGTAGCCACATCCATCAAGCACACTGCTGGTGTTATGGCTGTTGGTAACGCTGCAAGCTAAAACCTAAGATAAGGCCGCTGGCAGATTGGAAGTCCCTGCCAGCGGCTTTTCCTAATGGAGTAGAGCAATGAAAATCATTTACGAACCGCACCCGATCAACCCTGCCCGTAAAGCCAAGTTGCAAGAGCAAGGTTACAAAATCATTGATGCTATTTTTGCCCCCGCTGGCACACCTTTGCACGAAAAACTGGATGTAGAAGAAATTGCTGTTGAAGCAGAAGCCGTCATTGCCCCAGAGGTAGTGGAAGTGGTAGAAGCGCCAGTAGAAGAAACACCAGCCGTTGAGGAACCTGTTGAAGAAGCGCCAGTGGCTGAAGAAGCCCCTGTTGCCGAAGAAGCAGAACCAGAAGCGAAAACTGGCAAAAGCCGCAAGGAGTAACAAATGGCATTCGTGGTCGAAACAGGTGCAGGGCTTTCTAACGCTAACAGCTATGCCAGCGTTTCGGCTGCGGATGGCTATGTTGCTGACCGTGGCATAACGGGCTGGGCAAGCCTGTCGCAAACAATCAAAGAGCAATCGCTGGTTAAGGCAACTGACTATCTGGAAGCCACATACCGCGATGCTTGGAAGGGCAATCGCGTCAGCGAAACGCAAGCATTGTCATGGCCCCGCTATAACGTGGTCGTGGATGGCTTTAA